GACTACATTCTGGAGCCAGCACGCACTGGTCAAAGGAGGTGAGTGATGTACAAACTCAAAGAACAAAACAACGACCACTTGAATGGTGATGCAAAGACCGTAGCAGACCTAATCAAGCAATACATCGTAAACAAAGAGCCCGAAGCATGGGCTTCTTATACAAATGTATTCCGTGATGGAAAGGAATGGACCGAAGATGATGGAAGGGAGTACGGGGAAGGCTCCGTCCTTGTAATACTGCACGAGGGCGATGATTTGGGTAAATATTTTAGCTTTGCTCACTGCTATGAGCTTGCCGCAAACCACAGAAACGGCTTCACTGCTCGTGCTGAAGACTACCACTTTGTGGAAAATATGGCAGCGTTCTTGCGTAGCAAGGGTTTCGAACTGGAAAACGCAACGAGATGGTGCAGTGCAATATATGAGCGGCAAAGCAAGGGAGATGAGTGATGACATACCGTGAACTATTGGAGCATCTGTCCGGGTTTACTCCAGAGCAGATGGATCAAAACGTGACCGTCCTTTGTGAAGATGAGTACCTATCCATGAATCATGTCGGCGTTGCCGTTGATGATGACGTTTTAGATGCTGACCACATTGTACTAATGCAAGGAGGTGAGTGATGGAAGTGATGAAAAAGTGCGGAAAGTGTGAAGGGTGCCGAGCACCCGCATCATTCGAGGTAGACAATGCAGCACTTGGTTTGCTGGAGGGATGGATTGATGGTTCCATAACACTAACCGATGAAAACTTGGGCAAGGTGCTTCGACTGGTAGAGCGCCGTCGATATGAAACCAAAGTGTTGGAAGATGCGTACATGAAGGGTGAGTGCCTGTTTCCTTACATGCAACCACAACAGGTTGACTTGGCTATGCGTATTCGTAGGAATGAGTTGGCAGCATTTGCCAGAGGTGAGCCAGGACCGTTCAAGTTTCTTGGAGGCATCGAATGACGACTATCATCACCGAACTTCAAACCATGATGACCGAGACCCCATGGATCATTGGATGGGTGGCAGTTGTACTTCTTGGCCTCTCCCAGCTACTCCATACCTACCACACAAAACCAAACCAAAAGAGGTGACAAATGACAAAGCGAATCAAGAACGTATGCGTATTAAACGCTTGGGAAAGTAAGCCACTATACCAAGGTGACTACAACGAAGATGGAGAGCGCCCGGTTCTACGTCATGACCATGCGTGGTTTATCCTGGTCACACTTGAGGACGGTACGTGCTGGTTCTCACGGCAGAGCACTCCGTTCGTCGCATACATTGTCCACAACCCAAATGAAGTCACACCACTCTCAAAGCCTGAAACAGCGATGGGTAAGATGTTAAGGCAGGGCTATCAAAAGTATGACCGGGACAAAGGCAAGACCGACGACGAGTGGTCGCCTTTGTTTCAGGCAGGACCAAGGCACGTAACTGACCTGGAGGGCCTTATTGCTCGAACCAGGATGGAGGAACGTGCGGAAGCAATCCGACAGGCGCGAGTGCTGGACCCTGATTCGGCAGAGTGGGGTCGGTGGCCATACAGCGCGTACGGCTCGGATGCATGGGAGGCAGAGATGTACGCCCACGAAATGAACGAAAGACGAAACCCGAACAACTGGTAAGAGGTAAGCCATGAACATCTTTGTCCTACATCCAATGCCTGACATTGCTGCACGCATGCAGTGTGACCGACATGTGGTCAAGATGACCCTGGAGTCTGCACAGATGCTTTCTACAGCCATCAATGAGTTGGGTGGCCAGTCAGCCTACAAGTCTGCGCACATCAACCATCCGTGCTCGGTGTGGGCCAGGGAAACACTCGGTAACTTTGTATGGTTGTGGGAACACGGACTGGCTTTGGCTCAGGAGTACACGCAACGGTACGGCAAGGTCCACAAGTCAGAGGCCGTCATCCGTGACTGTTTACGGACAATGAAAACAAACCGTCTACTTGGTAACCGAAGGGTGACACCACACCCGCTGTGTATGCCTGACGAGTACAAAACAGACTGTGTGTATACATCGTATCGCCAGTTCTACATCGGTGAGAAGGCTGGGTTTGCCCAGTGGAACAAAACAACAGAGGCCCCAGCATGGTGGCCAGAAGGAGGCCAGTGATGGCGAAGAGATGGCAAGGACCAGCGCACGCATACGCTGAAGCACGATGGCGTCGAGAACAGGCCGAGGCACTATGGGACGAAGAGAACCCCATGTGTGACATCTGTGGGGTGCGTAGCCACAAAGACACAATGGTGATCGACATGGATCACAACTTTGTACATGAAACCTGCAACCAAGAGGAACAGTAGAATGAAGATATTTGTATTGGACGATGGCGAGACTTGGACACTATGCGAGCCAACTGCTGTGGTGATCACGCCAGAGCAACTGACTCGACTCGAAGGTGGGGAGAAGTTCTACCACGTTGTGCCGGACTGGATTGAGCAGGGTGAAAGCTCCGAGCCTTTGTGCAACTGCATGAAGTGTACGAAGGAACGGTTCAACCCTGACCCGGTTGACGATGCCGAGGACTTCTTTGTGCAAGCCGGTATCGCTGCCGCAGAGGCATTGAAAGAGATGAAGCGGGACTACACCAAGAGCATCGTGGATGCTCAAAACAAAGAAGGTGAGTGATGGAATACACACTTACTGTAAAGGCCGTTCACGAATGGCGCACTGGATACGCTGCCAAGTACGGTGACCTACCTAACAACCGTGAGATCAAGACGGTGCTTGTTGCTGCATGCGCCGACCCTGACATGCTCCAACATATTGCCAGCCACCTAAAGGAAACTTGGAACCGCCGTTACTTTTGGACCATCGAAGACTTAGACGGCAACCCGCCCCCACCTAAACCGCCAACTGAAAAGGTAAATATTGGTGGTGTCGAATACAACATCGAAGCCGATCTGGTGGACCGTGCCCGACAACTTTTTGAGGAGGTGAGTGATGATGAGTAGATATGAGAAAGACTTGAACGAACGAGAAGAGGCCAACCAACGGTTCGCCTTGGGTGATGATGGCTACCGCTTGTACAAGGCAGCGCCAGAGTTGTTGGATGCATTGCAGTCATTGCTTGCAGCATTCGATACAGACTTCCATGACCTGATGCTTGCCAAGATGAAAGCACAGGCAGCAATCGCCAAAGCCAAAGGAGGTGAGTGATGGCAACAAAAGTCGGAAACTGTATTTCAACACCAAACTTTTTATTGTTGGCCAAAGACTCTGAGCACCGAAACCGATCGCCATCCAAACCATTTTTGAATCGGCTTCATCCAGATGGAAACCACGTTGTCGCAAAACAGTTTCTTCACAACGAAATCGCTCACAGTGAATGGAATGAAGATGAGCAAACAATCCAAGACCGACTTGAGATTGAATGGCGAGTTCAGTGGATGTGTTTCATGAAGGACGGATCAATGGAAACAATATTCATGGACAATGATTTCCAACTGTTTCGAGAAATGATTCAACCAATATTCAAAGAAGAAGTGATCTACACAAAACAGGGAGAGTAAAATGACACAAGCACAAGAGTTCACGATTCACACAGACCCAGGACACGGATGGATTCAAGTACCAATGCTGATGATATTTGAGCTTGGCTTTGCACATGACGTGACACACTGGTCCTACATGGATGATTCGTTCGTGTATCTCGAAGAAGATTGCGATGCGCGTCTGTTCATCTTGGCCTTCAACGAGGCTCATGGAGAGCGACCACAAATCAACGAGCAGTATTCCGACAACGAATCGTTTGTCCGAAATCTAAAACGGTTCGATGTTCAAGCTGCGATACAGCAAGTACATAACAGTGCCGTTTGATCTTTCGAGATTCGAGTGTGCCGTTGACCAAGATCTGTTGCGCCAAGTGTTGAGCGAACTGAATGAGGGGAAAAAACAAACGCACTGGATGTGGTTCATCTTTCCTTCATTGAGAGGCATATACCAAAGTCCAGTCTCAAGACGGTTTTCGATTGCAGACATTGATCATGCCATCGACTTCATGAAGCATGAGACATTGGGTCCAAGACTGGTTGAGTGTACCCGCACTGTACTTCAGCACAAGGATCGAACTGCCGAGAGCATATTCGGGCCTATCGATGCCAAGAAGTTTCATTCATCGATGACCCTGTTCTGCTTGGCACCCAACAGTGACCCGGTTTTTCAACAAGCTCTGGAGTTGTTTTTCGACAACAAACCAGACAACAAAACAGTGGATAGAATCTGATTGTAACTGTCATAGAATGAATAGAGGGAGGTGAATGAATGAAATGGTTTGGCTCAGTAAAGCTGCCTGTGATTGCACAAAACGTATGCATCGATCTTATTCGAGAGATCGAGGATGAAGAAACGGGCGAGGTGGCTTCTGAACAAACCATAAAGGTTTTTGGGAGGTATTACCCAAGTGAACCACTGGTCGGCCTTGGACCGCACATAGAAGTGATCTCTGCACGTATCAGAGACACCAATGTCCGAAAAGAAGTTGACCTTGAGGATTGGGAGGTGGATTCACTTCTTGATCTTTACAGAGAGCAAATAAGAGAAAACAACCATTAGGAGGGACTATGGAAGATAAGTTTTGCGCCAAATGTTCAATAAGAGAAATCGAAAACGAACTTGGCTTTTTGATGGAGGTGATGATTGTTCTTAGAACAACTCAGAAAACCATCGAATACATAGAACAGGAAGAAAACATTTATCTTCCTGACGACAAGAGCAAGTTAAACCAGGCGATGATACGGATGCGATCTGTCGTAGAAGATCTATCAGAGATCGCCGTTGGTCCATACGAAAAGCACATGGCTTCACTGCATGAGATTGCGGAAAAGTATGGAACCAACAGCAAGCACACTTGACATACTCTGACAAGTGATTAAAAATGAAAATACCATAACAGGAGAATGTAATGGGAAAGGTAACTAAACTTCGTAAAAACACTAACAATGTGAAGCCGGATCGAATCTCAGCAGAGAAGTTCATCGAGATCTGGCAAACCTCTTCAAGCGTTGATGAGGTAGCAGCACAAACCGGTCTTAGCCGATCAACATGCTCTGGTAGAGCCGTTCGTTTTCGTAAGAACAAAGTTCCTCTGAAGATGTTTCCTCGCACTGGTCGCCCACAAAAAGACTGGGCTGCGCTCGCAGATCTGGCAAGAAGCTTCGAGGGTAATGAGTAATGATGGATTGGTTGAATATCATTCCACTTGTAAAGCTCGAAGAGGGTATCCCCATTGTCCCAGTCGTTCGCGGCTGGGGTGATGGACCCTTTTCATTCGTCAAGCAAGGTCGGGGCTATCAAATCAGAATCAACACGCCAAAAGATGGCATACAAGGAGCAAGGCCAAGTGACTTCAGAATCGATTTAAGTACATCACAAGGCTTCAACTTTGCCCTTGAATGGACCATCAGCAACAGCGGAACATCCGAAAAGCCAAAGCATAAGCGGTGGCAAGATCTTTTTGAAAGAAGCCGTCAAGGCAAAACAACAGACAAAGATAGGATCTTCTTAGCAGAGACAATGGCAGATTTTGCTCGTCAGGATTGAGCACACCAACCACACCATGACTGTACTTTAGCACAGAGAAAAACGATGATTATTAAAATAATAGGTGGAACTGATAAAGTCATCGGTCAAGTAGTCGGGCCTTGCGCCAGAGTTGTTTCAGCTACGTTTCGTGTGGTCAATGAACATAATGAACAGTTGGTTTTCAGCAGTGCTTTCGCTCGCGCAGACATCAGGTCGTTCTTGTTGTCCAGGCTGAAAGCGTTGGACATTCCAAGCCACATGTCGATCGATGTAAAGCAGAACAAAAGATCACTACACCCAAGGCACCGAAGAACCATAAGGGTCGAGTTCACATCGTATGCAAGCTCAAGGCAAACGCTGGACTCATCGAGACAAGTATGGTTCCAAGTGCCATTGAGCCTGCCAGAGTTGATTCAACACATTCGCACATGCGCTGAAGAAAGCGTACAAATGGAGACATTAAATGTCAGATCTAAAAAAATCAATAGACAAAGCCAGTGGAGCATACAAGGTCTTTCTCGCAGTAAAGGGAGATCCAAAGCTCAACGAAGCGTTCAAGTACAATCACAAAGGGGTACTGTACTTCAATGGTAAACCAATGACTGAACATCACTCTTCTGAGATTGCTGTGTACCTGGCCAAGAACTGGAAGGTAGCAGTCACAAATGAAGAGTTGAGATCAGGCATCATGGCCTGTTCGCAAATCATCAAACCATCTTTGACCTTCGGTGTTGACTCGTCAGATGAGTTGTATCAAAAGGTACAAGCATGGCTTGAAAACAATCAGCCATCAGCAAACAACTTCAGCATCACAACCAAAGCAATATCAATGGAGGTGGACCCCGTTGGGTACGAAAACAATCAACGCTTAGTAGAAATGAAAGTAGCAAAAATACTAAGAAGCCAAGGACTGGAGAAAGCCAGAGTGTCACACGATGGCGAAAGAAAGGTCCGATGGTTTCCAGCAAGTGAAATGATCTAATCAACATTGGAGAGACTATGAGCAACTTTACACACGAAGAAGTCCTTGCAATCACCAAGGCATTGAGCAAGAAAGAAATCGATAGCGCACGCAAGGATTTCCCAAGCGGCGAAGAAGTAGACATCGACCTTGTCATCAGGGTCGCTGGTAAACTCAAGCGGGGCAAAGCCTTTGAAAGCAAAGGGACCAGCCAGATTCCATGGAAGGTTGCCATGGCCCTGCTACTGAAACGGTCTGGATTTACCGGACCACAAACGGCACGGCTTCTTGCCGACGCAATCAAAGACTCTATTGATATGGGCAAGGACTCCAAGACGGAACTGCTCAAAGAGTCAGGCGTTGGTGATGCGCTTGCCCTGATCGATCGGGAACTTTTCTCAAAGCTTCCGAAGATTCAAAAAGACGGGAACATTACTTTCTCAGCCATGTTGGTTGAGCCAGTGCGGGTTCCCACTTTGGTAGTTGATGATGACACCGAGTCCCTTGGGGAAGGGGAAGAGGTGGCCTAAAAACTGCCAGGGGGCCACCTTTAAGCGGGAGGGTGGCCCCCGCTTTTTGAACTTTTTTTAGAAAGCCTGTCACAAAATGTAACCGATGTACCGATTTTAAAGTGAGCAAGTTTTATCCTTTCTTGCTCACCAGACCAACGGATTAAGTCCCGTAGTCACCCAGCAGGAAGGCATGTGGGTGGTCGAATAGATGTCTTTTTTTAACTTTTTTCGACTTTTTGTGTCACGCCGGGTTGCAACTACCCCAGTAAATATACTGAAGCAGTTTCAACTTTTTTCGCAACAACCGTTGCATTTTCCCCCTGGTTTCGGGAAATAACAATTGGATGCTTTTTTGAACTTTTTTCGGAAACTTTTTCAGGAAAGACAATCACTTCGCCAGTATATCAATTGAAGGGATGAAATATGCCCGACCAAGTCAGTCATACTCTCGCGTGCAAAGGCAGTCGCAACTGACCACGGGAGAGTTGTCACAGGGGGGTCGTTTCATGCCCTGTGACTCTCCTTGCCTAATCTCACCCCGTCCCGTGTGAGTAAGTATTGCGGCAACGGGACTTTTACAAACAACATGGAGACAGAAATGATTAAAACCAAAAAACAAAGACAAAAAGAATGGCCCAAAGTAAAAGAAAAGTGGAACAGGCAGGTTATTGATCTCGTTGCCAATTCCAGGCACCTACCATTAGATGAGTACATGGATCAACTAAATGCGATGTTTAAAGAAACAATGCTTCAGGCTGGATATCCAGAAAAACGCATACCTATCTTCAAGTTAGGTGTTCCACCAGAAGATGAATAAACCAAAACGGATGTCATCAAAAAACAGTTCTTTTAAGTTCAAAGAAAAAGTAGATACCTACGAAATCATTTACAAAATGACGAACTCTATAAATGGTTTAGCCAAAGGTAACTTGACTCGAACAGCGAACATATATGGTACAAGCCGAAACCGTCTTCGAGACATCCTCAAGCGTAGGGTGTCACCACCTACCCTGGATACCTTGTGTGTCTGGATAAACAACCTGTACGTCAAGACGGGCGTTCGAGTGGTGATCACTTTGACGCCAGACTTCAAGACTTACTACAGCATCATCGATGATCGGAAGAACAAAATAGAAGGCGTCATCGAAAAAACCAAAACATAGTTGTACAGGCGCATAGCGCCTGCTACATGGCAAAAGCCCGTGAAGGATTGATCCCCTTCAACGTGGGCTCCTGACTGGCCGCATCAGGAAACTGGTGCGGCCTTTAGGGAGCCATCATTCAATCAGGAGCCCAACAGTGTGGATACAATATGCAAAGAGAGCCAGTCTTACATCAATCGCAAAATCATTCGACTACGAAGTTCTGACAGGTCAGTCGATCAAACCATGTCCTGCATGTGGCCTTGTACATAGAAGCCGCAGCGATAGACGCAGAGGCCCAGTTGGTTTCAATAGAGATGAAAGTGGTTGGCAGTGCTATCAGTGCGGAGCCAAGGGTGATGTGGTGGACTTTATGGGCTACCATTTCTTTCAAAGACCGATTCGAGATCTAACAAAAGAAGAATGCTCTGTGGTCCGTGATTGGTTTGCGGAGAAGGGATACTGCACACCTTCTGGTGTAGCTGCACACATACAGCCTGATCCTTCAAAGCGACCGGTGGTGAATACACCAAAACTGGCTGGACCACACAGGCCGCCATTTGACGAATTGAAAGGACTTTGGGAAGCTACTAAAACCTTTGAAGAAGCCATCCACGATGCTCCAAAATGGAGCGAACCACTTAATGAGTGGTTGGTGTCGAGAAGGTTTTCACCGCTTATTCTCGATCAAACAAAGTGTGTTCGTGTGCTACCCAATCCAATAGAGCATCGATATCCAGATTGGTGGCCTCATCAATGGGGCGCCAAGTACAGGATTGTTGCACCTGTTTTTGAAATGAATGGAAAGTTTGCAAGCATCCATTGTCGAAGCATTGCTGGAAAAAACGATAAGTCACCAAAAACACGTTGGCCGCTGGGTTTTGAAGCATCAGGATTGTTGATGGCAAATGAAATCGCAATCCATATGATGAGAGGAAACGCTGTGCCGGACGTACATGGATTCTTAATATGTGAAGGCATTACTGATTTCATGAGGGCTTGTGAGCAAGCTCATAGAGAATCCATACCGTTGGCAATCGTTTCTGGAACATCTGGTTCTTTCAAATCGATTTCGCAAATTCCTATTCCCAACAACACAAAAATATTTATTGGCACTGACACTGACGATCAGGGAGATGAGTACGCAGCTTTAATCTGCGACCAGCTTCCAGAGCACGCCACGTACCGACTGCCGCTGGAGGGCTAAATGGCAGACTTGGATGAGGTAATCATCAAAAACAACGTGCAACTCTCGGACCTACTTGATCGTGCACAAAACGAAAACTGTATCAATGAGCCTTCAGATACTGAAGAACGTTTGAGCGAGCACGACTCTGACGGTCAGATCACTGACTTGATGGATCAATATTTAGATCGTGAGGGTCAACCTACAGGACGATACCGTAAGAACAAAAACAACCTGTACATTATTCTTCGACGTGACAGAAGATGGCGTGGCCGTATCTGGTTGAATGCCTTCAGCAATACTCTCAAGATCGATGAACGAGACTATCGAGACACCGATGACACTCGTATTGGTTTGTGGATATCCAGAGCATATGGGCTCGAATACGGAGAAGCTGCAATCAGTGCTACCGTGCAGTTGATCGGTGAAGAGAACAAACGCAACCCTCTTACTGAATGGCTGGATTCGATTGAATGGGATGGCATCAACCGACTTCACTCATGGATTGTAGAAGCCACAGACTGCGAAGACACCAAGCTCAACAAGACGATGGCTGAGAAGTGGATGATTCAGGCCATAGCGAGAGCATACAAACCAGGCTGTAAAGCTGACTGTGTATTGATTCTTGCTGGTTCCCAGGGTGCAGGTAAAAGCACACTGTTTCGAACCTTGGCAACCGAAAGCTTTTTTGCCGACACACCATTGGATATTGGATCGCCCAACTCATACTCTCAGATTCAGAGAGCATGGATCTATGAGGTGGCTGAGTTGGACTCTGTTCGTCGATCAGCGAACAGTGCTACCAAAGCATTCCTGAGTGCCCAAGAAGACAACTACAGGCCAGCGTATGGTCGCCATGCGATTACAGTAAAGCGTCATGTAGTTTTTGCTGGAACCACTAACGAATCTCAGTTCATCAACGACATGACAGGTTCTCGACGCTATTGGCCAATCAAGGTCAACGAAGTTCGATTGCCCTGGATCAAAGAGAATCGCGATCAACTATGGGCTGAAGCAATCGTTGCATTCAAGAATGGGGAGACTTGGTATCTGGACAAAGAGACAGACACCGCACGACATGATTCAAGCAAGATCTATCGTCAGGATGATCCTTGGCTTGAACCAATCGCAAACTATCTCATGCTTCAACGTGGGCATGTGACCATGACTTTGATCATGGAAGAGGCCCTGAAGATTGAGCGTGGCCGAATGAATAGACGAGATGAAATGCGTATCGCAGAGATTCTAAGAGAGATGAAGTATGAAAAGAGGCGTATGACCTTGGGTGGAAAACGTAAATATATTTGGGCGAAGAGTGAAATACTAAAGATGAAAAGTAAGGAAGCATGATGAGTAAAGCAGCACTGGGTGGAGGATTGTTCCTTGAGCCTGGATACGAATATGAAGCGAGCATTTTGAATAGATTCAAGCTGGTCAACCCTGAATACAAGATGGCGATCGGCATGCGTAAGCAGGGCAAGTACATTGCAGTGCCTGACCAGTACATCAACGCATGTCACAAGATCCCGTATGACCATCCATGGGGTGGAGGTTTGTCGATTCCAAGACATGCAGCCACAAGCATTGGAATCACCGACTACGTCGATGTACGAACAGCGCCAGAGGCAGAGAAGATTACGCTCAACGAAGAGTTCAAACTGCGTGATTATCAACAAGATGCCATGGACTCTTGGATTAAAAATGATGGCAACGGTGTGATCATCGCACCATGTGGAGCAGGCAAGACTGCCATCGGCCTTGCATCAACAACAATGTTCGACACCAAGTGCTTGATTCTTGTTCACACCAACGATCTTGCTGTTCAATGGATCAATCGATGTAAAAGCATGCTGTCGCTGAAGGCTACACAGTATGGGGCAGGTAAAAAGGATGACTCTGGACGTATTGTTGTAGCAACGTTCCAAACCCTCGAAAGGATGAGTTTCAATGAAAGGTACAAGTTCGGTAAGCAGTTTGGTCTATGTATTGTTGATGAGGCACATCATGTACCTGCGAATACGTTTTGTTCTGTTATGTTTTCTATGCCTGCACGCTATCGGCTTGGCTTGACCGCTACACCCGACCGTCCAGACGGTTTGACCGACATACTGTGGTGGCACTTTGGACAAAGCGTTTATGAGATTACCAACGCGCAACTTGCGAGAAGCGGACATGTCTTGCCACCCAAAATAGAGTGGTTGTTCACCAACTGGATGGGTCCATCAAGCAGATTGGATTGGTCAAAGCTTATCAGTAAGATGACCAATGACGATGATCGTAATGATGTGATTATAAAGAGGGTTATCAATGCTTGTGACAATGGGCGGCAGATACTCGTTCTTTCCGATCGCGTAGACCATTGCATTAAGATGGCTGAAGTGCTTAGATCTTATGGAATACAAGCACAACCACTGGTAGGAAAGATGACCAAGAAACAAAGACAAGAGGTTTTAGAGAGTGCAGATCAACGGAAAATACAAGTTGTTTGTGCGACAACTGTTGCAGATGAAT